CGTGCCGCGTCCGCTGGATTTAGTCCCGCGTTCATCCCGCGCTTGACCTTCGCGTCTGGCTCCTCGCCCCGCCCGTTGTTCGTCGCGTTGGGTGTCGGCCAGCCCGTTAGTTGCGCTTGCGCTCCCGTGTTCCACCCGTGCTTGCCCGTCAGATGTGAGGGCGCGATCCCCGTGCCCCCCGTCATGGAGGTCGGCGTTGCCCAGCCCCCCGTCAGTTGAGCCGTCACGTCCAAGGTGTCCGTACTGATCTTTCCGTTCCTGATCCGCCCCCCTTGGTATCCGCCCTTGTGATCCCGCGTTGCCGGTGTCGGCCACGAACCAGAGACGTTGCCTGATGTGCGGAGCGCCGAAGCCCGATGCGCTGAGATCGAACGCCCCAAAGGCGTAGTCCTTTGCTTCCATGTCAGTTTGTACAAGGTCGAGCCAACCGAGGCCGTCCTTGCTTGCAACTTGCTCTCCAAAGATTGTTGAAGGGCGACACTCTTGAATGAGGTGGTTCCAATGGGGCCAGAGATGCCGCTCGTCAGAAGCCCCCGCTCTTTTACCTGCACCGCTGAAAGGCTGGCACGGGCAGGATCCGGTCCAAACTGGGCGGTCGTCTGCCCATCCTGCGCTCCTGAGTGCGTGGCTCCAGATGCCAATCCCTGCGAAGAAGTGGCACTGAGTAAATTCAAAAAGTTCTTCTGGTCTGACATCACTGATGCTCCTATCATCGACCACACCATCCGCGATGTGGCCTTGTTTGATTAAATTGCGTAGCCACTCTGCGGCATACGGATCGATCTCGTTGTAGTAGGCACTCATTTCATGGCCTCCTTCACACGCTTGGCCGATTCCAAAGTCGTGGACCATCGTGTCGAATAAGGAGGAAGCTGACCGGAACTGTACTGTGCGTCCAAGTCATTCCACATCCCATCCCAACGCTTGATGAAATCGTATATCCATGTGGATTGCTCGGGAGTGAGTTCGTACTCATGGATCAACTCCAAAGCATCCATGCACTTGAACTCTTGGTCCGCGCACCATGTGCCGTACTCCTCGGTCAATAGCTCAATGGTTTTTGTAGGGGTCATTAACTTGCCCTCCAAAGTGCTAGGGCCTCGTCAAATGGCATGTCGTTTAAGATGCGCCGAGTGTGAGCCTGCTTGCGGTCAACAACCCATTCGCCCTTAGTCACAGTCGGGTGGTACTTGGTTTGGTAAAGAGCGCCCGTGCCCTTCAGTTGATATACAACATAAGACTTGAACTTGCGCTTGAGTTCCCTCGTGGAAAGCCAATCATTTACTTGGTCACCGCACCAACACTCCAAGTTAGGTTGAGACATCCAAGGTGTGCCATCAGGATTGGTCATACCAGATTCCTCCTTCGGTAATGATTTGAAATACTCGTGAACCGCCCTCATCGTAGCGCGGTAATCAACTTTGCATTTAGGGTGGTCATACTCACGATCACATCCGCCGTGCCCATCGTTGCTCACAATAGCAACAGGCTTGCCGTCCACAAATAAAGACGCTTGATAGCAATGTGTCTCTTCACTTGCCCACTCAGTATGCTTGATTGCTTTAAGTTCTAGTTTCATAATAATCCTCGTTGATGTTGTTTTCTAGTTGATACTTGTACTCTAATTGCAGGGAACTTGTATGTCAAACAGTTAATTGCAGGTGTTGGTCCTCGGTCCACGGATCTTGGGCGAGTTTCCCCCGAGGACAGTGAGTACACTATAGGCGTTTTTTACACAGATTTTATTTTTATTTTTATTTTTCATTTAAATATGACGTACTCACTGTCCTCACTGTCCTCACTTCCTTTTTTATATAATTTAAACCAGCCCATATCTGAGGACACTTGAGGACAATGAGTACACTTCTGGGAAGAAAACGCCTATATAGAACTGAAAAGCAGCGGCCTTGTCCCCGTTGCTAACGTCCTCACTGTGATATAACTTGTATCCAAACAACAACGGGGGAAACATGAAAACCGCGAACAAAAAGAAGATTGAGGAAGAGCATGGTCGAACTCTGACTAACAGGCAAACGACCTTTGCAAGACACATAGTTGAGGGGATTTATTCCAACGCTGAGTGTGCTCGTAAGGCTGGGTATTCGCACGATGTGGCAAACAACCAAGCCTCCAAGCTCTTGAATGGCAGAGAGTACCCACATGTATTGGAGTACATCCAAGATCTAAGGAAGGAACGGGAGAGACGCTATGGGGTCACCACAATAGGGCAGTTGGAAAGACTGCACCAGTTAAGCAACGGAGCGGAGGAAGCGGGTCAGTTTTCTGCCGCAATTAACGCAGAGAAAATCCGTGCCGCTTTGGGTGGTCTGACTGTCGATAGACGAGAGCAAGTCAACACCATCGATCAGCTATCAAGAGATGAAATTGTCGGTCGGTTGGCTGATCTTCAGAAGAGATACCCGCAGGCATTTATGGTTGACATAACACCAAAGGAAGAACCCGATGAGCAAGGGACCGGAAGCGAACTTTTGGAACACGATCCGCAACAACCTCCCGAAAAAGTGCTTCGCAACACGGATTGAAAACAAACATGGGGGCGGTGTGCCTGATGTTCACATGGTTTGGGACGGCTTACCCTTTTGGTTGGAACTCAAGGTTACTAAATCCAACGCAGTTTCCATCTCGCCTCATCAAATCGCTTGGCACATGGCATATCATGCCCGTGGAGGCCAAAGTTTTTACTTAGTAAAGAGGTCCAAGGACCGCGATATACTTTTGTTTGGGGGTGATCAGGGGTCCATGGTTCTTGAATCGGGGTGCCTTGCGCCCTGCGCCCTGCGTGTGAGCACTGTACCTGAGCTGTTCTGCGCCCTGCGCCCTTTATTGTTGGATAAAATGTCTTGCGCCCTGCGCCCTGCGCCCTGATTCTTTTTTTATTGTACGCTGATCCAGGCAAAAAGAAAAGGGGACCGAGAGCCGTGGCCCTTGGTCCCCTCGATTGGTTAGTGTTGCACGATTGCGATTGACTTTGACGACTTGACCGAGGTCCCGCCGCATAATTTGCAGGCATTGCACTGGACCCGCTGCCCTGCTTCCTTGCTCGCGGGGCATAGGATCTCTTTACCTTTGATTAATTCGCCAAGGTCCGCGATAACTCGGAAAGTTCTGTTGCCTCGGTCCCAATGATCGAGCGCTTGCGCTTCGTTGTCTGCGCTTTGCATTGCGATGTCCGGACGGAATCCAGATTGGTGACTGTAAGCAAGGTGTGAATCACACCGGCGAATGAGTTGGTCCCAGATCCAAGAGGGAACGGCCGCCGGATCTCCATACGTTCCGATACGAACCACGCGCCCTGCGCCTAGGTCAACGCGGTCGCCCACGTTATCCGCCGCAGGGTATACGCCGCGCATGTATGATTTATAAACGATTGTTGGACCTTGACCGAGATTGACATAACAGTCACGCTTGACCGCTTGCTTGCGCTCGGGGTCCGTCGTCGGGGTCCCGCGAAATTTGCAGTCGCCGCAGATACTGAAATCTTCGCCGCTCTTGCTCGCGTTTAAAGGTGAGATATCCGAGCGGATAATGTAAGTCTGTAATACCTTGCCGGTCTTAGTGTTGCGGTCGCTATACGTTGCGATTGCTACAATTGGTTTACCATCCAAGAGACTAGGTCCGTTGTATATGATTCCGTTTTTCATGTTGTTTCTTTCCATTGTTGAATGCTTAAATACTAGCAGATTGTGCAGGGCATACAAGTATTAATTAACCTTGCGCCCTTGCCCTGCGCCCTGCGCCCTTTTTATTTTAACCTTGCGCCCTGCGCCCTGCTCTTTTTTTATAGGCTTGCCCAGGCGCTGGGCCGGTACGCAAAAAGCCCAGGCGCATCAACGCCTGGGCTCGATGTAAAAGAGGGGCCGAAGCCCCTCGATCTAGTCTTGTTCACACATAGTTTTGAAGGTTCTGGCGGCTTCCTCCGCTGCTTCCCTCCGGATCTTCTTTAAATTTACAAGGGATCGAGGCTCTTTATCGTTGGTCCCGACCCTATCGCTCAACTCTTTAATCAGATCACCTACCTCTCCTAGATCCATTTCAACTTTAACTTTCATACTGTGCTCGAGTACATATGATTTACGCATTTTGTTCTTTCCTTTTCTAATTGAGAACACCTATTTGATACCACGGTACATACAAGCAGTCAACAAGTATAGTGTACTCCAGGGGAATAAATTAATTTGCCCTGCGCCCTTGACATTTTTTTACGAGCGAAGCGAGTAACTAATTTGCCCTGCGCCCTTGACATTTTTTGCGAGCGAAGCGAGCAGCAGAGCTCAGTTGAATAGGATGCGGGCCCTGGATCCAGGGCCCGTCACCAATTAAACTAGTGCTCGCTGGGTAAGTAATGAACGTGGTAACCGTTCGCCTTGGCAGACCATATCTGGATTTCATCCACTGGGAAATCGGTATAGTCAAAGTTTTGTGATGCAAGTACATTGCCATCGCCGTCATCTATAACCAGCTTGGCGCTACCATCCTCGACACTGAGCTTACTGAAATACATGTCGTGCTGCTCCGCCATGCCGTAGTCGATATGCGAGGCGATAGCATCAAACAGCCAGTATGCTTGCAGTTCATCCGCCACGAACTTAGCGCCATCAGTTAACGCGCTCTTAGATAGCGGGCTAAAACGGTGGTGGTTCAAGGATCCGGTGAACTGCGCCACGTCTGTCTTGAACTTGTTAAGGTTAATATCAGTCATAATGTTTCCTTATGTTTAGTTGAAGTAGTGCCTCGATTGTACTTGATATACAACCGAGGCACAAGTGATTATCCAATAATACCTTTGATTAGTAATATACATACAACGCCGCATATCGCAAAGTAGGCTATTCCGATTATAAGATGTTCGTTCATATCAATACATCCACTCATCTGGGTGGTCTGATAGTTCCATCATAACGCGGGCACGATCTGCCATGTCCTGGTCCACTACTGACGCGGTGCATTGCTGGTTATTATTCCAGACGCCGCAACCGACTAGGGCAAACTGTTTAGCTGCCGTTTGGTATGGTACTTGCTTATCGTTGCTATCGTAAACGTCATGTAATTCATACATGTCCGTGGGCTCGCCGCAATGCGGGCAATGTATATCTAAGCTCATAATGTTTCTTTCTCTGTTGAACTGCACTATCGCAGTGGAATGGTGCCCCATGGTGGGGCACCTAACCACTAGGATATTAGATCAAAGCGAATGTTTTACGAGGCTTTGCCCAAAAGCAGCTATGCTCGGGGTGCTTTGGGTCTTTGGTTGCCTCGCATTGTTTTTCAAAGCTCGCGGCTCGGTGGGTGGTCCACCACCCCATGGCAGGCGCTTTCTTTGCAAGCCCGCCGTCGTTGGATAGTTTCCACTGAGCAATGCCCGCGTCTACTGCGTACTGGCGGAGTTCGTCGCGCTCTACTTTCTTCGCGGCCATGTCCGCCTCAAGTACTGCAAGCTTACCGATTAGTTCATCGCGTGAAAAGATACTGCCATGATCTAGGTCTGTGTCAGTGATAAGTTCTACTGTTACGTTTTTGTTTTTGACTATGGTTGTCATAATGTTTCCTTAGTTGAAAGAGCCAAACCACTTGGCTCTAATACTCCGTATTAGAAACGATAAATCACAAGTAGTCAACAACCAAACCACAAGTAATGACATTATTTTTCACAATATCGAAAGTTTTTTTATCGATTTCCCGCCTCTAGGGGTTACTGCGCCAAATCCCCTCGCGCCATATGGCGCGACCATCGACCCCATCCCCCCCTTTTTGGGGGGACTACTAATGCTATAGGTCTTATATAGT